CGCCACCATCGCCACAGAATCCAAATAAGCCACCTACAGGGCGTTAAAAAGACCCTGTGGGCAACAACACCTCACAGGGTCTTACAAGGGCACAGGGCTTATTTTATAAGGTGAAGCCGAAAAGCGCAAAAACAGAGAAAAAAGAAAAAAATCGCCAATTAAGACTTTTTAACAAAAATAATTTGGTGGAATGAAAAAATCGCCGTATCTTTGCAGCAGAAATTAGGAAACGATTAAATTATAAAGAATATGGCAAAGTACAAAATTTCGTTAGAAAGTGAAATCCGTTTGTCTGTAAAAGGTATTACGGTTAAAACAGAATCAGCAACGAGTATAGAACTTGTTGAGGGTGAAATGAAAGATGTTGCAAAGGTTATGTTTAACCACGAAGTTAATTGTATGAAATTAAACAACATCAAGAAATTAACCGACAACGTTTACACTATTTGCTAATCAAAAGATAGTTTAAATCACATCTTGGAAATGGGTTATTGTGTTACACAGGTATGCAATAAATTGGGTGAAGATGTTTGCAGTATTCTAACTTTGACGCAAGTTAGTGAGCGTGTCGGATAAGTTAATCGCCTGTAGTGTAAAAGCTACAGGCACAAAATAAAAGGCGTATGGACACAAAGAAGAAAGAAGAAGCACTTTTGATGTTGCTTCAAGTATTGAACAAAGCCTGTGACGATATAGACTATATCGCACAGGGCTTAACAACAGAACAGAAGAACTTGTTGAATGCCGTAAATGATACTGTTTTAGACGCAAGAACCGTTCTTCAAGATGTTCTGATGCAAGATAAGAAAGATGGTCTGTTGGTGAATAAACTTCAAGATGAGTTTACACAGGTTCTTGACTTCTTATCAGAAAACAGACTGATGGTTGAGTTTATCAAACATAAAAGTAAGTACGATGAATAAGAAAGAAAAGATTGAGGTGATAGAATCCACCTGTGCAGTTGTCCTTTGGACGGTTATCTGCTTTGTAGTAATTAGCGTTTTTGGTTCGTGTACTACGTCACATAACGTGGAAGCGACAGGGCGCACAGTAATAGTAACAACGGACACCACCGTAGTAAACCACAGTGGTTACATCAAAATTCAAAAGTGATGGATGAAAGAAATGAGTATCAAGAAAACCTGTTTAACGCTTTGACCGCACTTAATGGTCTTTTACAGACCAAGGAAATGTGCAACGATGACAAAGCCGTTATCAAGGTGAACAGATTCCGCAAATGGTTGATAGACCGAATCGAATCTGAAAAGGTAAGTGAGTAATAACAGTTTATAATAAGTTTAACATTTAAATTTTATCAATTATGTTTAGTTTTAGTAACACATTCAACAAGGCTTCTTTTGGTATTGACACCAAGGACTACGAGTACATCAAGTTAGCAGACGTAGCAAAGGGTTCTTCACCCGATGAGATTCACCCTATCAACGGTCTGTACGTTCACGGTTCTGCTTTGGGTGATTCACCCGTAGTTATTGACGTGAACGCAAAGAAGTTGGTAAATATGCCAAAGCACTTGGGCGAGACATTCCGTGAGATTCTCGCAAACACCGAAGCAGTACAGGCTATCAAGGACGGTAAGGTAGGTTACACAATCTACACTTACGAGTCACACGCTAAGACCTGTTACGGTATCAACTTTGTTGATATTAAGTAGTATTGAAGTTTCACACATAGGGCGCACTTATTCTTTTTAGGTGCGTCCTTTAATTTTAAGTAGTTATGGGTATGAATCCTATTGGCTTTAGTGGTAGAACGTTCTCGTTCAACAAAGCCGTAATAAAACAAAGAATCATCGAAGCAAAGATGAGTTCACCCGAATACAAAGCCGAGATAAGAAGAATCTTTCAACAGGCAAACAGACGTATTCAGAACATCGAATCAAAGGGACTTGTTTCACCTGCGGTGATGGCGTTAAACAAGGGTGATATAAAGGGCTTCACCAAGTTTTCAATGAAACATAGTTGGGAAGACCTAAAAGCCGAATATGCAAAGGCGGTGGGGTTCTTACGTCAACCTACATCAACCGCCACAGGTGTACGAGAGTACAACAAACACTTGATGGACGCATACGACCTTACAGAAGACGAGTTTAATTTGATGGCTGACAAGATACAGGAAAAGTTCTTGTCTGTGTCTGATGAAAACTTTGTGGAACAGTACTTGATGAGGTACAAGGATTTCACAGGTGAACTTGAAACAGAAGCAGCAGACGTTTCCGACCAAATCGAAACAGACGCTGCGAGATTGGAACAGGCTATCGAACAGGATTTGGAAAAAGACGCTCAAAATGTGTTGGACTATGCCAACAGTATTAAAAGCGGAATAATGAGTATTTTAAAGAAATTCGGTCTATAATGAAAAAGAAAAAGAATTTTTGTTTGCACGGTGAAGTCTATTCACCCAAAGATATAATAACCGTCCTTAACTTGGCGGTCGATGAAACCTGTTTGCGTGGAAACAACAAAAAACAAAAGTTCTTTGACATTCCTGTCTGCTTCGACATCGAAACAACTTCATTCTACAAGAACGGTGACGAATACCTGTCCTATGAGCAGTACACCAAATTAGGTGTGAAGTTGGAAAAGTGTTCGTGTATGTATGTTTGGCAATTTGGAATAAACGGTTACTGTGTAGTCGGTCGCACTTGGGAAGAATTTACCGAAATGATGGAAACGATTTCTGAGTACTTGCAGTTATCAGAAAAAAGGCGTTTGATAGTGTACGTTCATAACTTGGCGTATGAGTTCCAATTTATCAGACAACGTTTCACGTGGAACAAAGTCTTTTCAATAGACCTAAGAAAACCGATTTACGCCATTACAGAATCGGGTATCGAATTTCGTTGCAGCTATCTTTTGTCGGGCTATTCCTTGGCAAAGTTGGGAGGTCAACTTATGAAGTACAAATGCGAAAAGATGGTGGGCGACCTTGACTATTCCCTGTTACGTCACAGTAAAACACCACTGACAGAAAAGGAAATGGGCTATTGTCTTAATGACATTAAAGTGGTGATGTGCTACATACAGGAAATGATTGAACGTTACAAGGGTATTACTCATTTGCCGATTACCAAAACAGGCTTTGTAAGAAAGTACTGTCGAAAACAATGTCTGTACTGTGAAGACGAGTTCGGGAAGACCGTGCAAAATTGGTCTTACATAAACACGATTCACGACCTAAACATAAGCGGTGTTGACGAGTTCAACACGTTGCAAAGGGCTTTTAGTGGTGGCTTTACGCACGCAAATGCGAACCACACGGACGATGTTATGACAAACGTCAGCAGTTACGATTTCACAAGCAGTTATCCTTATGTGATGGTAGCAGAACAGTTCCCGATGAGTTCGGGCGCACACGTACAGGTAAAAAGCAAAAAGCAGTTTGAATTTTTCCTGTCTGCTTACTGTTGTATCTTCGACATCGAATTTACAAAGATAATGAGTTCACAGGTACAGGACACACCCTTGTCTGTTTCCAAGTGCTTCTATAAAGAAAACGTGGTGGAAAATAACGGTCGTGTCTTTTCGGCTGACAAGGTGGTGACTACCATCACGAATGTTGACTATAACGTGTTTAAAATGTTCTACACTTGGGAAGACGAAAAGGTGGTTGATATGTGGTGTTATAAAAAGGCGTATTTGCCCACAGAGTTCGTAAAATCCATTCTTCACCTGTATGCCAACAAGACAACTTTAAAGGGCGTAAAAGGAAAAGAAGTGGAATATTTAAATTCCAAGGAAATGTTAAACAGTTGTTACGGTATGTGTGTGACGAATCCACTACGTGATGAATTTACTTATAACGGTGAATGGGACGTAACACACCTAACATCTGATAAGATAAACGAAACCTTGGTGAAGTACAACGACAGTCGCAACCGATTTCTATTTTACCCTTGGGGTGTGTTTGTAACGGCTTATGCAAGAAGAAACCTGTTTACAGGAATTTACGAATGTGGTGACGATTACATATATTCGGACACCGATTCAGTCAAATTGCAGAACGGTGAAGCACACGCACAGTACTTCAAAGAATATAATACGATGGTGGAATATAAACTCAGACAGGCTGCAAAATATCACAGGATAGACTTTGAACTGTTTGAACCAAAGACCATAAAGGGCGTAAATAAGTTGATGGGTGTGTGGGACTTTGAGGGCGTTTATAGTCGGTTCAAGACCCTTGGCGCAAAACGTTATATGATTGAAGAAGAAGACGCTTTGACCGTTGGCGGTAAAAGTTACCCGGTATCTCTGACAGTAAGCGGTGTGAACAAGAAAAGTGCTATTCCGTGGTTACTTGAAACTTACGGACAAGACGGAATCTTTGAAGCATTCACCAACTATTTGGCGATACCGCCACAGGCTACAGGCAAGAATATCCACACCTATATTGACTATGAGCAACAGGGCGTGTTAACTGACTACACAGGCGAACAGGGCGAATTTCACGAACTTTCGGGCTTACATCTTGAAGCCACAGGTTATTCACTTTCGTTGTCTGTTATGTATTTAAACTTTTTAATGGGTATCAAATTTAAAGATTAAAGATATGTTTGGAAAGAAAAGTAAAAAAACACAGTATTACAGTCTGTCAGCTATTCTTGAAAAGAATGCTGATTACAACATCATTTTCGGTGAACGTTCCAACGGTAAGACTTATGCGTGTTTGGCGTATATGATTATCAACTACGTTGAAACAGGTGAACAAAGTGCATACGTCAGACGATGGCGTGAAGACTTGAGGGGAAAACGTGCTGAATCCCTGTTTGCGGGTCACGTTGCCAACGGCTTTGTGTCACAGGTTACGAACGGTAAGTACAATGAAGTGTTTTATCTGTCGGGTAAATGGTTCTTGTCTTACTATGATAGCAACAAGGGAAAACGCTTCCCCGATGATAAGCCGTTCTGTTATGGCTTCTGTCTGTCGGAACAGGAACACGACAAGTCAACAAGTTACCCGATGATAACTACAGTTGTGTTTGATGAGTTCATAACAAGGCGTTATTATTTGCCCGATGAATTTATGTTATTTATGAACGTACTGAGTACAATTATCAGAAACCGTTCCAACGTCCGTGTTTTTATGCTCGGTAACACCGTGAACAAGTTCTGTCCGTACTTTGGTGAAATGGGTCTGAATAACATTCAGTCGATGCCACAGGGAAATATCGACCTGTACCGATTCGGTGAAGACGGTGCAACGGTGGCGGTGGAATATTGCGACACCTTGGAAAAGGAAAAGCCGTCAAACAAGTACTTCTGCTTTGGAAATGAAGCCCTACAGATGATTACAGGCGGTAAATGGGAACTTGCAGTTTATCCACACTTACCAAAGAAGTACAAGCCAAAGGACGTTCTTTTCACTTACTTTATAGAGTTCAACGGCACGGTGTTACAGGCTAATATCATACAGGTTGATGATGAGTGCTTCACATATATTCACGCCAAAACAACGCCTATCAAGGACACCGACAACAGTTTGATTTATTCGCTTACGATGAACGGTAAACCGAACTACAAAAGAAAGTTGATAAGTTCTGCAACGGAACTTGAAGCCAAAGTTGCCCGATTCTTTGCAACCGATAAGGTGTTCTATCAGAACAACGAAATTGGGGAAATTGTACGTAATTATATTATGACAAGTGCAAAAAACAACATTTTGAGCGTTAAATAATGTAAATCTTGCGGAGATACGAATTTTTATTCGTATCTTTGCAAAAGATTTAAAATAATAAGAAATTATGAGTATGGACGAAGTTATATCATTAATCAGCAACGTTGGTTTTCCGATTGCGGTATGTGTCGCCCTGTTTTATTTTATGATGAAACAGGAAGACAAGCACAAAGACGAAACCGACAAGTTAAGTGCTACTGTTGAAGCAAACACGAAAGTTTTGACGGAACTTTGCACATTAATTAAAACTTTAGTAAAATGAAGAAATTAGATAATATCTATACGCACTATCAAGCACAGCTGAAGACCAAGGACGTAGCCGTTACGTCTTTTATGGAACATACACTTGCTATCACGCAGTCTATGTTCAAGTACGATGGTCTTCCCGACACTATTCCACAGGTGGAACTTGAACGCCTGTTACAGGAAAGTGGAAACTGTGCTATTGCAAAGGTAGAAAACGACCTGTACGCCCTTGGTGGTTCTACAGGTGGCGAACTTGACGCATACGGAAGACCACTTGACTACATCGTAGCAAATCCGTGGTTGAAGTTGAACAAGACGTACAGAATCGGTTCTGATTGCGTACTCATCAAGAATGACACAAACGGTCAAAGCCTGTTGCCTATCATCGGCAAATTTGCGGTTCTCTACACAGACGGTCTTATTTCGTTGAACACCGCTTCGATTCTGACAAGAATCACTATGCTGATAAGTGCTTCTGATGATAAGACCAAACAGAGTGCAGACGAGTTCTTGAAGAAGATTCTCAACGGTGATTTTTCAATTATCGGTGAAAACAGTTTCTTCAAGGGTGTATCAATGCAGACCGCCAACGTTTCAAACAGTCAGTACATAACACAGTTGGTTGAACTCGTACAGTACTACAGGGCTTCAATGTTGAACGAACTTGGCTTGAACGCCAACTATAATATGAAGCGTGAACGTTTGAACCTTGGTGAAGTTTCAATGAACGTGGACGTTCTTCTGCCTTATGTAGAAAATATGCTGAATAGCAGACGTGAAGCACTGGCACAGGTGAATGAAATGTTCGGGACTGACATCAAGGTAGATTTAAATTCTTCTTGGAAGTTGGAACACGAAAACTTCTTGGCGTTGTCTAAGGACATCGAAAAGGTGGAAACTGAGGAAACAGAAGAAACCAAAGAAACTACCGAAACAGAAGAAAAAGAAGAAACTTCTGAAACAGAAGAAACAGAAGAAAATAAAGAAACTTAATTCGTTATAGCGTATGTTATTCAAAGAATTATTCATCGGGGAAAACCAACTTTTTAGCGTAATCTTTAAAGAACGTTACCCCGAAATTTATACTGAGATATTCGGGGAAACGAAACCCGATACCTTTGCCCTGTTGAAGTTCGGAAACAGAACCGTTCTTGATTCGTTCACGGCTGACAACTGCAAAGACTTCACAGGTGCAGTTCTTGATATGTGTGTCGATACGTTCAAGAATCAGTTTGAAGTCTTCACAAAGAAGTACGATTTTCTGAAACCTGTGCTTCAAAGCACTTCGACCGACAAGACCGTTACCGTACAGGAATCGAACACGGACGGAATCACCAAGAGTGATAAGGCGTTCAACGATGATGGCTTCAAGGACGATTCCAAAGAAGACAAGTCAAACGCCAAGAACCGCACGGAAACGGAAACAGGCACAGTTTCACGTACAGGGTTCAACGGTAACGTAACACAGGCTATGTTGGACGAATACCGTGCCCGATTGATGAACGTCCGTGAAGACATCATCAACACTTTAGTAAGTTATTTAACATTAAGTATTTACAAATAATTAATTATTTTAAAATGGAAGTAAAACAGATTTATGAACTGATTAATTCAGTAAGCGGTGAAGTTCTTGGTAAGACTGACATCGTAGCAGAAGACCTTACAGGCGTTGTTGACCTTGGTACAGAAGTATTCAACCAAGGTGTAGTTGATAACTACGTGAAGTCACTTGTAAACCACATCGGTAAGGTGATTTTCGTGAACCGCCCTTATGCTGGCAAGATTCCGTCTGTTCTGATGGACGCTTGGGAATTTGGTTCTGTACTTGAAAAGATTTCCGCTGACGTTCCACAGGCTACAGAGAATGACACTTGGAATCTTACAGACGGACAGGAATACAAACAGGACATTTTCCACAAGCCTGCTGTGTCTGCTAAGTTCTTCAACTCAAAGGTAACTTTTGAAGTTCCTGTTTCTATCACCGAACGACAGGTCAAGGAATCTTTCAGCAACGCAGCACAGTTGAACGGCTTCTTGTCTATGATTTACTCAGCAGTTGAGAAGTCAATGACCATCAAGACAGATGCTCTTATTATGCGCACTATCAACAATATGGTGGGTGAAACCCTGTTTGCTGATGCAGCAGCATTCACAGGTGCAAGCAAAGCCGTGAACTACGGTTCAACTTCAACTGTAAGATGTGTGAACCTGTTGTATCTCTACAACAAGGCAAAGGGTACAACTTTGACCGCTGACAAGTGTTTGACCGATGGCGATTTCATTCGCTTTGCTTCTTATCAGATGGGCTTGTATGCCGACCGTTTGCAGTCTATCTCTACACTCTTCAACGTTGGTGGCAAGGAACGTTTCACCCCAAAGGATTCGCTTCATACCGTCCTGTTGTCTGACTTTGCAAAGGGTGCACAGGCTTACTTGTATGCCGATACCTACAACAAAGAACAGGTTCTGTTGCCAAACGCTGAAACCGTTGCTTCTTGGCAAGGTACAGGCAAAGACTACGGTTTTGCCCACACTTCTGCAATCAACATCAAGACAAGCGGAAACCACGACATCAACATCGGTGGTGTGCTTGGTGTGATGTTCGACCGTGACGCACTCGGTGTGTGCAATCTTGACAAGCGTGTAACTACCAACTACAACGCAAAGGCTGAGTTCTTCAATAATTATTATAAGTTCGATGCCGGTTACTTCAACGACACCAACGAAAACTTTGTTGTTTTCTTTGTTGCATAATTTTGGACGGTGGCGCATTCTTACGGTGTGCCACCGTTTTTACTTTAAAATTAATTAGTTATGTTAGTATTGGAAAGAATCTTTCAGAATGACAAATACACTATTGGTAAGTTATATGATGGCGATACTTACCTGTGTGATACTCTTGAACCACCCAAGAACGTGAACCACCCTTGTATTGATTCGGGTACGTACAGAATCGGGTATCAGTATTCAAACAAGTTCGGTCGAAAAATGCCGTTCCTGTTGCAAGTTAACGGACGTGTCGGAATTATGATTCATCCAGGTAATTACCCAAAGGACACACAGGGGTGTATCTTGGTAGGACGGAATCTTGCAAAAGGTTCTGTTTCAAATTCAAAGCAGACGTTTCAAAACGTGAATGCAATCATTCAAGGAATCGTGAATTTGCACGGTTCTATAACTATAAAAGTACAGAACTATGAACGTACTGTTTTATAAATACAATGGTGAACGCAACAAGGTAAACAAGGTTCTTGGCGACCCTGTTACTATCACAGGCAAGATTTCCGAAATGGACTTCTTAACGCCTGTTGTTTGCGTTCGTGGTAAGGTCGATGGCTTTACGATGTGTTACGTTGAACCAATAGGGCGTTATTACTTTATTGATTCCGTAAGATATGACGGTGACAAGGCTTATTTGTCTTTGTCCTGTGATTCTCTGACTACATTCAAAGAACAGATTCTTGAAGCTACAGGCGAGATTTACGCCACCGATTCGCCACATAAGTACGATGGTGACTACAAGCCTGTCTGTGATGTAAGAACACAGAAAGAAAAGATTCCGTTCCCTTTGAATGAATTAACGGACGATGGTTCGATAGTTATGATAACGATTAAAGGTAATAGATAATGGCTACATTTCCTATCAAATTAGAACTGTTTCAATGTACTGATAATTCAAGTACATCATACGTGAATGATGCACGTGAACACGCCATATTTACAGCCAAAGCCGTTGACGGTTGCACGTTCAAAGAAAATGACGGTGAGCATTTTTATATTTCACGTTTGTTCAACGGTGAAACAAAAGTAACAAATTTCAACGTTACAAAAGTTTCTGCAAGTGAAGACCAAAAGGTAATAAACGGTGAAATAGACGGAATAACATCTGATGGTAAGTATATTTGCAGACGTGTGACAGTTGGTTCAAGCAATACAGGTGAAATGACCTGTTACATCGGTGCTTCTATAGGTACACCAACACCAAGTATAGCAGTAACAAACAACGTTGAGCACACGACCTATAAGACAGAAGTACAGGGAAACAACACCGTTATAACTTTGACCTGTGTAGATAACTTCACGTTTGACGGTGTGCCTACAGTAACTTACGGTGCAGACCCCGAAGACCCTTTTGCAGACGCAACAACGGAAAATATGACTGTTTCGGGTAACGTTGCCACATTTACACTTGCAACCGCTTCTTATGGTGGTTACGCTACCTTGGACGGTAAGACCAAAGCGAGTGAACCGCCAACACCTACAGAGCCAACAGTAACAAACAATATCACAGACGCTACAGAATCACACACCGTGGACGGTTCTTCTGTGACTGTGAACCTTACTTCAAAAAAGGTGATGTTGAACGTGTCCTGTGCTTACGTTGGCACAGATGGAAGCAACAAGAATGTACCTGTAACTGTTAACGTTGTAATCAATGACGTTGCAGATACCGATACGGCTACTTCAAATGCTTCTGTTACTTTGCCAAATGTTGACTTCACTCACCCGATAGTTATCACAGGCGAAACAAAACAGGCTATGCGTATAGACTACAATTTGTCGGGGTGTACGCCTGTAACAAAGCCTACATATTGTTTCGTCGGCGAACCGCTTACCATCACGTTAAACGCTGATAGTGGAAACATCTTTGATGATGCACCAAAGTGTACCATAACAGGATATAACAGTTTAACAGGTGGTCGTGTAGTACAAATGACTATAAGTGAAGACAAGTTGACTGCAACAGGTACAATAACACCAACGGTCGGGACTTCTGAAACAGACGATTGGTTTATAGTTGTTGACGGTGTGGCGAACCCAAGTTCAACACCGACAAAGAAGTATGGTTTTATCAACGCTTATGTGTTGAATGAACAGAACCTTGAAGACTTTGCCACCGCTCGTTTTGTACCATACACAGGTGATTCTGCAAGTACGAAAGAAGACCCGATTTCATACGACCTTGGCGACTACGTTAACAGGGTCAAAAGATTCTTCTTCCCTGTTGAAAAAGGTTCTACGTCAAAACTGATGTGTGGTAATTTCCAAGTAGATACAAACGTCTTCAACTTGGCTTCAGATACAAAGGTGATTTCATTCGGTTCTGTTGACATTCCAAACGTCACACAAAGCACGGCTGACTATGATACAGACTTGAATATGTTTGTACCTTTCATAGGTCTTGAAACGTTGCCTGTTGACCTTATAGGGCACACCGTTGCACTTGAACTAAGGGTCAACTTACTTGGTGGCGGTGGTGTCTATGTGTTGACCTGTGAAGATAGAATCGTATGGACGAAAGAAGTAGAACCGTGCAGCGATGTTCTTTTCAGAACTCAGAAACAAGAAGTAAGAGTGCTTGGCGGTTCAAAGTTCGATTCAACTTACCTTATGGGCTTGACACCTTACATCGTTCTACAAAAGAAGACCATTACAAGCACAGGCGTTGAAACCGCTTCTTCACGTCTGACTAAGGTCAAAGACGTTGTAGGTTTTACAAAGTTGGTGAACGTCAAATTTGCAGACACTTCAAATATGTTGATGGACGATGTTAACACTATTATAAACATTTTGCGCAACGGCTTCACCTTATAAAATAAGCCCTGTGCCCTTGTAAGACCCTGTGAGGTGTTGTTGCCCACAGGGTCTTTTTAACGCCCTGTAGGTGGCTTATTTGGATTCTGTGGCGATGGTGGCG